TTGACAAGCCCATCACGACAGTGTTGTTGCATACTGCGCGCACGTCAGTATTTGCATATCTGATTGGCCAGATGCCATCATGACCACAACTGACAACTAGGTATCGAGCAATCTTGTCATTAACGCCACTTGGGTCAAGGATTAGTGTGTCAAGTTCAATCGTTGCGAAGAACCGACGTCCATCTTTCAATATCCCAACCGTATCCATAACAGCGTCACCACTTGAAGCTCCAACTACAGCAAGAGCTCTTTCAAGTACTTCACGATTCTGACGAACTTCGTAACGTGTGCCTACAGTAGCTAGCGCGTTGAAACTGCCATCAGGGTTATGGCGCAGTGTTGCTCGGCTGTCTTCAATGATGACAATTGAGCCGTCAGAGTTCTTGAGCAAATTGCCTTCCGCGTCAACTGCAGCTACTTTAGAAATAACTACATCAAAGTCTGCATTCGCGGCTTCGAGCATCGCCTCCATCGTCTGAAGACCCTTCATTGGGGTGCCTAAACGATGCCAGGGAATCTTTCTATCCCCGCCAGTAGCATAAGCCATGTTTGCTTTGCCATTAACTATTTCTAACTCATGCGCCATAGGTTCACTCTATCAGGTGGAAGTATCTGTGTAGAATGTGACCAATGCGCAAGAACATCTTTACTCTGACCGGACTTGAAGATGCCTCCGCAGTTCTGGGGGTGGCTTGTTTTCCCGATATTCAGGCCACCCCCAATTTTAATAAGTAGTTTTGTTTTTAATCATTTCATTAATAAACTCTGTTGCTATTGCCACAAACTGTTCGTGTTTAATCTTTTTATTTGTTGATGTCACCTGAATTGATTGCAATCGGGAAACAACAATCTCTTCTTCTGAAACAGTTCCGCGATAAATACTGACAGTCTTATCGCCATCCCACCTAGCCTGCCACACGAGACTTCCGTCTCCTATTGGGTCAATCTCTAAAACATAGTAGGTGCTGATAGGCATAGTTTCTCCTTGGTTGACATTAGGCCTCTACTCACTATACTGAGCATCCTATGACACGTCAACGCCTCTTTCTAGATGAGCCAGGAATGGATATGGGTGAGCCAGATACAGATGAGTGGCATAATCCCTGGGGCCAACCTTTGTGGGATGGTAAATCAAGTCCCTACACCGACGCCGAACTTGACGTAATAAGAGGGTTAGGCAAAGCAAGTGACTAGACAACGCCTCTTTCTAGATATGAACTGCGTTGATGCAGCTCGTGAGCGAATGCGCCATGTCTACGACACGTTCGACACTGTGTGCGTACAGTTCTCTGGAGGCAAAGACTCAACGGCTGTACTTTATCTCGCAAAAGAGATTCATGAAGAGCGTGGTCTTGGACCAGTGAAAGTAATCTTCCGAGATGAAGAAATGGTGAGCCCAACAGTTATTGCTTTCGTTGAGAAAGTTCGCAACTATGACTGGGTTGACATGGAATGGTATTGCCTTCCAGCCGGCCAAGAGATTTGGGTTCTTGGTAGGCGTGAGTATTGTTTGCTCTGGTCCCCTTATCGCGCAAAAGAAGGCCGTTTGGTTAGAGAGATGCCACCATGGGCAATTCGAGCAGAAAGCTTTGGACTTGACCCAAATCAAGCTCTTCCGCAGTCTGTTGACTACTACACAATGCAAGGGAAAGCTGGTCGAGTTGCATTTATCACTGGCGTTAGGGCAAACGAGTCAATGATTCGTTACCGGTCTTGTGTACAGAAGCTGCATGAGAACTACATTGTGACTCCATACAAAATGAAGAAAAACATCCCACTTCGTTTTGCAAAGGTCATCTATGACTGGGAAACGGATGATGTTCTGAAGTTCATCAGCGAAGAACATGGTGCAGAATATTGCGAGTACTACGACCTTGCTGCGATTACTGGGAGCAACACGCGTGTTGGGATTCCTTTGCATGCTGTGGCAATCAGGAGAATTGGTGATGTTGTCCAAACCGAGCCGGAATTCTATGACCGACTCTACGAATGCTTCCCACATATTGATGCACAGCGCCGTTGGTGGAAAGACTATGACCTTGACAAGAGAATTCTCCAGTACTCAAGAGATGGGTGGGATGGGGTAAAGCGTTGCATTGAAGAAAACATTGCTACACCGGGTCTTCGCAAGCGCGCATACGCGTTCTCTGCCGAGTTCAGGAAAAAGCATGCACGTGATGCACACTCATATCCGCTTCACTGGCTCGTAAGAAACTTGCTGATTCATGAATTCCATGTAACTTCAGTAAACCCAATCGGTCCTGGCACAAGGGCATATACAATGCAAAAAGAAGAGGAAACGTTGTGAATGCAACGATTTGCTGTTGTATCAAGAAGCGTGTGATTAAACGCAAGCCTGTATGTGGTGAAAAACCAGACGACTTTGACGAATGAGAGCCCTCGGTCAGGATTGAACTGACGACCTACCGCTTACAAGGCGGTTGCTCTACCACTGAGCTACAAGGGCGTTGCTGGATAGCAATCGTTAATTCGTTCTGCAATCCATTTAGCTACTGGAGAAGCAACTCCGTTGCCACACATTTTATATCGAACTGAGTCGCTGTTGAGTTTTCCGTCAGCCCTATAGAGGGTGTGGTTATCTGGCCATCCTTGGAGTCTTTCGCATTCAATAGGGGTAAGTCTTCTGACAATCATCTCATCGTTGTTCTGTTCAACGTCGTCCATCGCTATGTATGGGACGTTGTTCCCACCAGTTCCCATGCGCGCTTCAAGCGTTCTCATGATTCCAGAGTCGTCAAGTCTGATGTCATCGTTTCTGCGTCCGTCAATCGCAATTGGTTGAACAATAATGGTCTCTGAACCACCGCCAATGTCTCCACCGTTAGCACGTAGCGTTCCGACTCCTTCCACGTATTTTGCATGGCTTGAAGTCGTGTACGGGTAAGAAGGTGTAACTACGAGGTCTGTAGCGCTCTTGTAGTCGCGCGCTGCAACAGTAGAGCTGGTGTCGTCATCTGTGTATTGGCCGTAACTCAACATCCTGTATGCGACACTCATTCCATGACCATTACTTCTAAGCGTTGGTGAAGCAATCGTTGATGCTTGGATGTCAAGTCCTTGAGTGTGGCTGAAAAGAGTTGGTTCTACTTCTCCCGAGACGCAATCGCTTCCAATGCTGATTTCAGCTTCTCTGGAATTGTTTTTCCGCGCCGATTTGACCTTCGCAGTATTCCTGCGGCTGCCTTCACCGACAGTAAGTATTTGCTCTGGACTTGCTGAGGCGATTGAAGCAGAGAAGCAACTGACGAGGAAAATTCTGCGACGTCTTTGGGGGACTCCGTAGAACTGTGCATCAAGCAATGACCATTCGCAGATATACGCCCCCAGCCCAACCATTTCTTTGAGGACTGTCTCAAAATCGTCACCTGCTCCACTTGACAAGGCTCCTGCCACGTTTTCCCAGATTGCCCATTTTGGGTAAGCTCCGTTGGTTGCATCTTGCATCTCCTTAATGATTCGTGTTGCTTCAAAGAAAAGATTTGAACGTGTTCCAGCTACGAGCCCAGCGCGCTTGCCGGCAACGCTGAGGTCTTGGCATGGACTTCCAAATGTGATTACGTCTACGGGTTTGAGGTCTGCGCCTTTTACGTCGCTTACATCAAACCATTTTGGAACATCAGGCCAGTGATACTTCAAAGTCTCTTGACAGTTTGGGTCCCATTCAACTTGCCATTCACATTTCCATCCAGCGCCTTCTAATCCGACATCAATCCCGCCTACGCCGGCAAAGAGGCTTCCAAATGTGAGGTTGGTGGACATGCGGGTCATGGTAGCAGCATACAACTAAGAGATGCAACTGCGGCGCACCTTTAATTAGCTGATATTGATTGTGTATAATCATAAACATGCAAGCCGAAGACAACTCAAAGTCAGTAAAAGACGTGGTTTTGATGGACTCTGATGGCACAAACAACCTGATAGAAGACATAGCCGGCAAGGTGACCCTTTTCGCAAACGTTACTGGCCATTGCGGTAATGCCGAGCAATACAAAATTCTTGAAGATGTCTACCAAAAATACAAAGATAGAGGCTTTCAGGTAATCGCTGTTCCAACAAACGATTATTGTGGCCCTGGTGTTACTTATGGTAAGTACGAAAAAGGTATAGCGAGCGCTAAAGACGCCGAGGAATACGGGCGCGAAGCTTGGAACGTAACATATCCATTCTCTGAGTTAGTTGTGTCTCGCGAAACACGTGATGGCGAAGAACAAAAACCAGAAGTGCACGACCTGTATAAAAGACTAAACCCAGAGGGTGAAAAGGCTGCGATAAACGGAAACTTTGAAAAATTCCTTGTAGACAAAAAAGGAAATCAAAGAATCAGAAAAGCAAACGGCGTTCTTCTTTGGTGGGCGCACAGAGATGGCTACTGCGAATCACCAGAACAAGAATACGAAAACCTCTGTAGAGATATAGAACAACTCTTAGACGAGGAATAGTCCTCTTCAATGGCTGGCAAGGTAGGGCTCGAACCTACGACCCACGGATTAACAGTCCGTTGCTCTGCCAACTGAGCTACTTGCCATTGCGCGCGTCGGGTAGGAATCGAACCTACAACCTACAGATTAGAAGTCTGTTGCTCTATCCGATTGAGCTACCGACGCATACTCACATCTTAATAGCCCCGCTCCTCGCTTACAATCTGATTCGTGATGCTCACGAAACAGATTGAGACTCGGAGCTCCTAGGGCTGTTTGCTAGCAACAAGGCCTGCTCGGCATCAAGAACGATAACCACATAAGAAACAAGGGCTCCATCTTCGGTTTCCTCGGTAACAACATCAATTGATTCCGGGCCGATATTGAACTTTGCTGCGATGCCAGCTCTGAGGCGACCAATGTCCTGTTCAGTTTTGGCAATTGACGAAGCAATGTCGTCTTCCCACGAGAAGTCCTCTTCAATCTTGACTGGGACGAACTTTGAGAGCATTTGTTTTGCGGTGTTTGCCTTGACGCATTGTTCGCAAGCTATTTGTGGTGCACGGGATGCGCGTTTTCTAATCTCGGTGTGTCCGCACTCAAGTTTGTGTGCGTATTCAACTTTTCCCCACTCGCCGTATCTAGATATTGATACAACGGCCTGTTGGGGGGCTTGCTTTTTATTAACCTTGCTCATCCTTTAGGTATTCTAGGTGTTTCATTCCCTTTTCGGTAACCATGTACTTTGCTTCGTCACCAAAGCCTTCTACGATTTCAACGAATCCGTTTGCAATCATAAGGTCAAGCTCTTCAACAATTTCACGTTTTGTAATCATGAGGTCATGATAACGGTGCTAATCGGATTCTGCAAGCCCTGATTTGAGGAAATTCATGACGATTTGTTCTGCTCCACGAACGTCTTCACCAAGGGTGGTTCCTTCGGTTGCTGCATCAACTACGGCTCTCTTGGACGCAATAAGGTCGTAAATCTCTTCATCAATGGTTCCTGAGGCGAGAATATACGTGGACATCACTGAACCTTTTTGACCAAGTCGGTGGCATCGGCTGTAGGTCTGGTCAACATCTGCTGGTGACCATGGGAGCTCCACGAAGAGAACTTCCTGGGCTGCCGTAAGCGTATGTCCGGTCTTAGCTGCCTGGATAGATAGTGAGATAATCGGGGCTTCATCTATGGTCCCAGTCTGGAACTTTAACTTTGCTTCCTGGATGTCTTCCACGTTCATGCCGCCTTGAATCTTGAGACCGCAGTAATGGTTTGCGATTGCGTCGACGACCTCTCTGTGGTGTGCGGCTACAACAACTTTTTCACCTGCGCCAATCTTTTGGTCAATCCATTCGTAGACGGCTTCCATTTTTGCTTTTGCTGCAAGCTTTCGAAGCACGGAGATTCGCATGAGGTGTTCGTTTGATTCTGCTTTGATTTTTGCTTGCACGGCAGCTGACCTTGGTGATTTACCGAGCTCCCTAGCAATTTCTTCTGCTCGAGCAACGATGTATGCAACGATGTCCGCCTGGGCTTCGTTGTACTCTTTCATTCCAGCTGAAGTCCCGCTTACCACCAGACGGGAGTGTCTTACTGGCGGCAGCTCATCAAGTACCTGGTCTTTTGTTCGTCGGATGTAGCAGATTGAGCGAAGTGTTTCGTTTAATTCATCAAGGTTGCTTGCGCCTTCAATATGCCATTGGCCAAAGCGGTCTCTGAATGCGCCGCAGTATCTCCGGTAAAACCCCCACATTCCTCCGAATCTGTTGAGCTGGCCAAGGATGTCGAGCTGGGATGCGTATTCAGCGGGACGGTTGGTTATGGGTGTCCCGGTCAGACATAGAACCACCCCGGTGTCTGGAGCTGAGCGCGCCATTTTGATTGCAGCTTTTGTTCTTTGTGCTGTGGGGCTTTTTGCGTAATGTGATTCGTCGAATACATATCCGTTGTAGCCAAGCAGGAGTTTGTTCCAGTGGCTGATGTTTGGGTACCCGATGACGAGTACATCGAATGTTCCTTCTTCAGGGAATTGGGACCGGTTGGTGACGACGGCGACTTTCCGGTGCGGCAGCCATTTATGATATTCATCTCTCCAGTTGAGGACGAGTCCCGATGGACAAACAATGACAGCCGGATATGCAGCGGCTGAGTGCTCGAGCGTTCCGATTGCTTGGATGGTTTTTCCGAGTCCCATGTCATCTGCGATGAAGCACCTGCGTGCGTTGGTTGCATATTTGATT